TTTCGAGGGCAATAAAGGATTTGTAGGTTCCAGAGGCTCCGAAGAACATCCCGATGCTGTTGTCCGGGATAACGTGCTTGACCAGCCATTTCAGGCCGGAAGCGCGGTCGCGGAGTTGGTCGAGGTTGAGGATGAGTCCGTCAGGGTTGAGTGGCTCACTAGATGAGCCTGTGCGTTTTATGGTCAGCGGATTAACCCAACCCACGGCTTGGGCGCGAGAGAACAGGGTCTTGATGGTCACGCCCGCCTGTCGGTTGCGACCAAAGGACACCCATTTAGCCCGTTGCAACTTGTGGTCGAACTTGGAGGAATCCTGCGACCAGTTCACCCAGACTTGATAGGCGGCATTTCCGAGGCCGGTGGCATGGAGGGCCATGCCCGCCTCAATCCATTGGTGATATTCGTCTGCGTCAAGATGGGAGAGGGCATCGGCGGCTTCTTGAAGCTGGACGGGGAGGGTCACGATTCCGAGGTTGGGCGAATTGGGCGAAATGTTTCCGCCCAGAGGCTCAAGCAGCATCCTTTCCAGCCAAACTGGGGCTTGTGCGGGCATAAACCCTTGGAGTGGGTCTAGACCATCATCCCAAGCGTAGCGCCGCCCTGAGTGGTGTATGGAGGGTTCTGCAACGATATATCCGTTGGCCTTGATGTCGATCCCCGGCCCGAGCTTGCCACGGACGCGGGAGATCATGGCGGGGTCGATCCTGACCAGATAGTGCTGTCCGTTGCCCGTGCGCTGGGTTGGGGTTTCGGGGAGTTCGCCGTTCTGGGCGAGGATCTGTTCCCAGGTCAGGTGACCGAGGTTGCGGGTGTCTATGTCGATTGCAACACACCCGGCATCGCCCATTGCGAGGCCGATGTTTGCTTGAGGCCATTTGCTCCACCATCCCCGGATGGTCATTTCGTCGTTGCTGGCTTCTTGTGCGCCGTGCAGCGTGAGTGGATGTTTTGCGGGTGTTCTGCACTCCTTGTCGCCGCAAGAGCAGATGCCGGACTTGATGGTGTGCAGGGGCAGGACGCGAAAGCCGCGCTCGGCGTATTTCAGGGCCGCATCCATCAATACCTTTGGATGGATCTCCACGACTGTATTTGTCTCGTCAGTCATGAAGAATTGCCATTCCGGGAACGCCTAAAAACTTTGATTGCCCGTTCTATCGTCTGCATTTCTTGCAAACCCCTTTTGCGATAGCCATAAAATACATTAATCATCTGCTCTAAAGAATTCACCAGTTCAGCACGAGTAGATAATTTATTTGCGATTGCAATAAATGGTGGCGGCAATATTCGCCTGACTTGCTGATAGCGTTTTGAATTACCTTTGCGTAGCTCACCTGTAACTTCAATCATGCCAGCGTCAAGCATTTGCCTGTAACGCGGTGTCAAGCTGTTGCTTTTTATTTCAGGTAAAGAGTCTCCAACCTCGTCAGCAATACATCCGTCAGACCCAAATTCAGCCATGACTTCGTAAACCCTCAAGCACAGCTTGAGAGCATCTATGGACGCTGCGGCTTCGTGGCTGGTGTCTGGATCTGTATTTCGCGCCAAAGCCTGTCCATTTAACTCGTCGTTGCTCATTTCTTCCTCCGCTTGTACTTGGCCTCGTCCACCACAAGCGCGTTCTTTGTCATCACCTGGAGCCGGTAGGCCATCCCACGCGCCACCAGTTTTCCCCATTGCTCGACCGCCTGCCGACTAATTCCCAACGCTTCGGCAAGCTGCCTGCGCCCTCCGAAATGTTGCACCGCGTCATCCGTATACATTGTCATTCCTATGGTTGTCGATGATGCAATATACCTTGTATAAATATATTTTGCAATAATGCTTGCAAAGCAAGAATAGTTGCTTTATGATCCATTCATCGAAGCAAACAACCGGAGCAACAAAATGCAAGACTTCCTAATCATCCACGCCGAATTTTCTGCCACCGAATTCACCATTGAACCGGCAAACGAAAAAGCAGCAAAAGAGTTGCAGCGCAGATTTGGCGAATGCTGCACTTCGATCAATGTACGAAAGTCGCAGTTGCCCGATTGCGTCAAGCAAATAAAACTTGCAGGATTCTCGATTGCCTGATTCCTCTGCCCCTGCATCGCGGGGGCTTAGGAATACGCAGCCAGACCGAGTCTGGCAAATACTTGGAGATGGAAATGCAAATCAAAATTACAGAATCAAACAAAACAAAAATTGAAGCAGCACTCTCTGCTATCAACGGGAAAGCAATTTCTCACACCGCAGGTTATGAAGACATACTTATTTTGGCATCAAAAATGGAAGACAAACTCGACAATCTTGAGATTGCCAAGAAAGACCGCGCTGGAGCAACAGCGACCGGAATGAGTGGCGGCTGTGTGCCGACTGCATACAAATATTCCCGCACAGTCAATCGCTACAAGATTGAACGCAAATCGGCTGATTGGTTTTTGACATTTATTACACGAGACGATATCTACGGAAATGCGGTGACTGACCGGCTTACACTTTTGCCCAGTCAAAAAGATATCGCGGTCGCAAAATTTACCGCGCAGTTTTCGGTGCAACAAGTTGTTGTTTTGGCGGTGGCAGCATGAGCACACAGAACGAGGCACACGGCGACGAAGACACGCGCCGCGAGTTGACCGAGCGCGAACTTGAGCTTGCGCTCGAGGAGATCGTTGAATGCGTCCTCGAGTACGGTCAATGGCCCCGCAAAGGCCGCGCCCAGTTCGACCTCTACGATTATCTGACGGAAGAGCGCGATCCCAGCTACGCCTGGGAGACTTACCTGTGTGCAATCAGCGACAACAGTCAAGCTCTTGAAAATAGAATTAGGCGCGAACGTAACGCTGTCGAAGCAATGCTTATAAAGCACTTGACGGGCTCCGACATGGTGTCTGACCTTGCAAACAAACGCGCCTCGGAGGAAGAATGAGCATCAGCGAGATTTGCAGCTACGCTTGCGCCATCGGCGCGGTGATATGTTTTTCAATCTTAATTTGGGGCGACAAATGAACAAAAGCGAAAGCATTGCAGGGCTTGCTGGCGGGGTGCTCCATCGAGGGCCGCGGCATGAATCCCGCGGTTGCCCTGCTTCGCGCTCAAAGCCCAGAACCCCGCCATCAGTTAATTGACTGCGCTCATGCCAGCTGCATGAGTCCTGCTCGTTGCCGAGTGAAACGCAAACAAGGATGGGCAAACTTGTGCGATTTTCACTACGCAAACGACAACGCAGATTCCTCTTACGACTATTGCGCCAGGCATGGCTTAACAACGACCGAAAAGAAGATCGCCTACACCAAGGCGATGCTGACGATGCAAAAGGACTACCGCGGCTGGATGCAGCATCCGAAGTCGGATCTGGCTCAGGAGTTTGCAGACAGAATTCTGGGACGAGTTTTTGTGCGTGAGCGAGTACCTGGCGAGGACGATGAACCGATGGAGATCACGATATGACAAAGGAAGAACTTCGCGCTGCCGCCCCGCAATCGGCGGCTTTTGTGGACGAGATGCGGGAATTATTTGGCCCAGATCTCCGCGTTCTGCGAATTGTCGAGGGCAAGGTCAACATCGACAAACGCCCAGCGTGGATGAAAGGCGAGAAGAAATGATTGTGGATTTAACCGCGTTTGATTTGCAATTCATTGCGCTTTATTCGGAAAGAATTGCTTGGTGGAAACATCTCAACAGAACACAAAGCAAAAAATACGACACAAACAAAACCGAGTTTGCATTGCACTACATCGGGGCGATGGGTGAATTTGCGGTCAAAAAAGTTACAGGATGCCCGTTGTCGATGCAAATCATGCGCGGCGGCGATCCGCGTCCCGACACAGTAATTGCAGGAAAAACGGTACAAATTAAAACTTACAATTATCACGGGAAAAATTTAGAGGTTTTTTTAGACGATATGAAAGCCTTCAATTCCCAGATATTCATAGGGGTGCAAGCCCTCTCGCCGGTCCAGCTGCAGATCCACGGCTACATCGAAAGAGACAAATTCCAAAAAGTCGCTATCAAGAAAAATTACGGATATGGCGACCGTCTGATGATTCCTGCAACCTTGCTAACCCCTCTGGAGAAATTGACATGATGCTAACCAACAACAAGGAACTGAAGAAGATCCTGAAGGACGCAGAGGAGAAGGGGTGGGAGTTCTCCAAGGGTCGAGGAAACCATATCAAGGGCAAACACACAACAGGCAAGACCACTACCATCAGCGTATCTCCTAGCGACTACCGTGTTCTGAAAAACATACAGAAAGACCTAAGAACATAAAATGGACAACACTGACATTGCCGGATTGTTGAAAGATATGGAGGCTCTCATGGATGTTTTAAATGAAAATGACTGTCAAACGGGCGTAGAGAGAGTTAA